ACAGTGACGGAGCCGTGCCCGTGGTCGCGCAGATTATTAGTCCAGACCTGAGAGCTATCGAAGCGGAGATCGGCAAGCACGCCGACTTCAAGGAGAAGTCCTTCCCGGTTTACAAACCACACTGCACACTGGCGTACTGTAAACCGGAGGCCGCAGAGAAGTATCACGACCTGTTTCTGCATGGATCGTTTGTGGTGCAAGGCATCACCATCAGTCATCAATCTGGGGTGAAAGAAACCATTCCCTTCGGGATGGCTCAGAAGAAACAGTGGGATGAGGGGAAGCGTCGGCGGCAACCGTCTGGCACGTCTCACGGTGGTGAGTTTGCGACCACTCTCTTTGCTCCGAGTGATGCCGTCAAATCGGTGCTCAATGGGGAGAAGGTCAACATCGCCCGTGAGGATGTCCGTGCTTTCCTAGATGAAGCACGGAAGGTGCCGGAAGGTCTGGATCCCCCGAACCTCACGCATGTGCATGTGGAGGGGATGCGGATCTTCGGTGGTGAAGGACTTGGCATTGCCCGGGATGAAATGCCACAGATTCCCCGGAAGCATCGAGCCCAGTTCCTCCAAGAGATGGAGGAGGCAGGCGTCAAGATTGTGGAAGAGTCGGTGGACCCTCTCACGCTGAAGCCCACCCAGAAAGAAGTGTCCGCGAAGCAAGTGGGGGAGATGCTGGATCGGTTTGATCGGGGAGAGGATGACCGAGGGTTTCCACCGCTTCTTGTGTCCGATGAAGACCGTGTGCTGGACGGGCATCACCACTGGGGGACGATGGCGGCATTTGCCGTGGACGTCCCCGAAGCGACGGTGCCGATCTACCGGTTGATGATTGGAACGGAAGAAGCTCTTGCCTATATGCATGCCTACGACAAGAAGTATGGCATCGTGCGGAAGGCGATGGGGCAGAAGTGGGACGCAAGCAAGCATCCCCGAGATGAACAGGGTCAGTTCAGTGAATCGTTCCACGGCACCACTACGACCACGATTGAAAGCATCAAAGCGCACGGGTTACTAGCTTCAAAAAATGTGGATGTGCGTGGGGACCGCCCGAAGTCTATCTTTGTCACGACCAGTGAACGTCGTGCCCACTACTACGGCCTGTATCACGGGGCTGAGAAAATTACGGTTGGGCCAAGTCGGGGATTCTACGAAGGCAGCTATGCCATTGTCAAAGTCGAGATTCCAGTTGAGCATTGGGACAAGTATGCGCTGGAAGACGAAGAAGATGATGAGGGGTCGTACCGATTTGAACAAGATATTCCTGTGGAGTGGATTAAGTCCATTGCAACCGTAGGAAAAGAAGGAGCGATCAAGAAGATTGAACACTTCGACGGGAAGGGGTGGAGCACCGTCTACGAGAGCAAGACGGCCAAGAGTGACGTGCGAGTGGTCTATGTGCCCGTGCAATTAACTGCACAAAAATGGGACGAAAGCCAACACCCCCGGGATGACGACGGACAGTTTGCGAAAGCCGCTATTCAACGGGGACAAGCCCATACGGTGTCTGAAGACGAATTCCTGAAGTATCACAACACCGGGTACATCGAATCGAACGCCTACGAGCGGTATGAAGCTGGGGAACTGGACTTCATTCACCGTGAAGATTTCCAGACACTGCTTGAGACTCGTGAGGTGAATGGTCAGACGGTCGAGATCCGATTGCAAGCTGAACCGAGAGTTTACAACAAGCGAACAGTAGCCGCTTCGGACGCAGAACGAGAACGTCTCTACGAAGAGTATGAACAGGAAGCCAAGAGACTCGGCACCTCTCCGATGATGGCCGGGATTGATTTGGGCCGGGACTCGGAAGCCTACGAGGCCCTGAATGTCTTTGCACAGCGTTGGTTGAATAGTGGTGAAGAGTGGGTCCGTGATGCCCACGGGAATCTGGTGCCCTTGACTCCGGAGGAGGTGCAAGCCCAAGGCTTACCTACGGTGAGTTATACCGTAGGTGCATTTGTGGGGGACAAGGCAATTGGGTATGCGGATGATGAATTTGGGGCCTCCGGAGTGTATCTCGCTCGGGCGTATCAACGCCACGGAATTGGACTCACCTTATTCAAGACCTATCTTGAAAAGAGCGGGAAGCTGGCGAAGGGCACCCAGATAGGTCAGATGACGCCCGCTGGACAAGCGTTAGTACGTGCCCTGCATCGGCAACTGGTGAAAGAAGCGAAGAAATGGGATGAGGCTAAACATCCACGAAATGAAGAAGGTCAATTTGCGGCGAATCGTTTGGCGCAGTTGAAAAAAATTCTTCCAACAACAACTAATCCACGAGAAACATCGTTTTTATTGCCTGATGGGACTCGTTTGCGAGCCGTGAGTGAAGCCGGAGAATATCAGCCTCATGAGAGAGCTATTGGGCGTGCTGGATTTACGATGACTGGCTTGTTAAGTTTGGGTGTAGCGCGGGTGGTGCCACACGTTGGTATAGAAATTGGTAAACCGCTGACTCAAACACAGGCACAAATGCTTGCGGATGATTGGATTGAGTATCAGGATTCTATCGTTGTGGAAGCGGTAGATATTACGGCACAGGATCGTGAAATTATTGTATCGAAAGAATTTCACGAGCCAAATGAAGGATTGTTATACGCTTTTAGCAAACATGCTTTTCAACGGGTGAAGAAAGCTGATCCGACAGGGCGCTATGTTACTCCCTTCGTGTCCTTCGACAAGCAAGGGGATGAGCAGCTACGCATGATTGCCAGTCTGAATTCCAGTCGGCTGGCCACATGGGGGTTTACCGCTGAGGCCGAAGTGTTAGGCATGGCCCGCTACAAGCTCACAGCGGTCCTTGATGGACGGACCAGCAAGTTTTGTCGGTTGGTGGACGGGAAGATCTTTAGCGTGCCGGATGCTCGCCGGAAGGTCATCGAAGTGTTGAACGTCCAGAATCCTGAAGACTTACGGGTGGTGCAACCGTGGCCGAAACAAACCAAGCAAGCACTGGCCGAATTTGCGGCGATGACCCCAGCCGAGTTGACGGAGAGGGGCCTGCACATTCCACCCTACCATCCTCACTGTCGGACGATCTGTCGAGCCATCCAGACGAGCATTGGCGAAGTCAAGGAGACGGTGCCTACGATCCCAGCGGGCACGGAAGCCTTTCAGCCGGTGACTCAAGCGGACCTGAAGGAACTGGGTGTTGAGGCGACACAGGAACAAGTCGATCTGTGGAATGCCCATATCGGCATGACCCCTGTGGAGTTGCTGTCCAAACTCTCCAACATGCCTCCTCGCGAAGTCATGACCAAGGGGAAGGGGGTGGGCTCCAATCCCATCACGTTTGACGCAGGGACGATTGGCTTCAATGTCCGTGGCGCGGACCCCCGGGGGGTGGAATTCAAGCTGGGAGCCATTCTGGACCCTTTTACGGGCATCTACTACCTGTCACAGGCGCAATTGATTGCAGGGACACCGAAGGCCGAGCTTGCGTTCATGAAGAACCTGTTCTCGTCCCTGATCGAGATGGGCATTAAGTCCTCAGCGACGTCCATTGCGGTAGGGGTGGCAGGCAATGCTCCCTACTATGCCCGGTTGGGATTCCTCCCCGATGAACTGGAATGGGATGGCCTCCGGAAGTTTGCCTTGACGGAAATCGAAGGTTCGTTGATTGACGTCATGGCGTCTTTTGCTCCGGAAGATCGTCTATTGATCATCCATCTTCTTCAAGACAAGTCGGTGGGGGCGCTTTCGGCTCTGGTGGAATTACCCTTCAGATACAAGGGGAAGACCATCGGTGAATGGCTGTTTGGAGAAACGACAGGCACATGGGCACTGGACCTATTGGATGAGATGATGGTGGCGCAAGCGAAAGCGTATCTGTCATGAAGATTATTCCCAAGCCCTTTGTCCACACTCATCGTCAGGATATCCCACCGATTGCGGCACTGACCGCGAATCCCACGGTGCTGAATGCGATAGCCTATCAACATCTGGTGACCGAGCACAACGTGGATCCGGATCGCGCCCAGCAACTTCTTGCACCCCCCAGAAAATAGTTGTTGCATTCTGTATAGTCCTGTAAAATACCTGCATCTTCTGTGCAATCAATTGCACGAGTGAGGGAGTCGGTATGCCGTTGCATTTTACAGGACTGGTGTCACGCTACAATCTTCGCCATCCTGACGAAGAATCTCCCTCCCCTCCGGTCTATGACCACGTTCTGAAGTACAACCCTCACCACGATCCTCAAACCGGTCGCTTCTCGGCTGGCTCTGGCGGCATGAACATGCGCCGAGGTGGCACCGAAGGATCACCGACTGAGGATGCGTTCGGGCATCCCCTCAAACCCAGACGTGGCCCCAGTTCTCCTTACAAACCAGCGGTGAATCCTGCGGCGATTAGTCTGAGTAACGCGGGACGACGGGCATCGGCTCAAGCCGTGTTTCAGTCGTCTGCAAAAACTCCGTTGAATCGAGCTATTAGCAAGGTACCGTTGAAGCAACGGGCTGAAGCGGCCAGACAGTTCGTCAAACAGCAACGAAGGACAGAATTCAAAGCTCTCGGCAAACGATCCTAAGCTCATGCCCCTCACTACAGGACTCACGAGTCTGACGGCGGCGAAAGGCGAAGGCCATATCCATTCGGATAAATGGCACCGCTGTATTCAGCACGTCAAGGCGAAGGGTGGGGGTTACGATCCGTATGCCGTGTGTACCTTCAGCATCGGCTACAACGAGTCCATCAACAAGGAACATCAGACCCCCGGCCCTCACTCCTCACGAGACACCCGCCGTTTCAAGAGACGCAAGGAACGCCAAGAGAAAGAACAGAAGATCGATTTTGCGGCGGTTCTCAAATACAACAAGTGCCATGATACGGGTTCAGGCCATACGGGACATTTTGCGTCGAATTGTGGGAGTGGCGGGAGTGGGAGTGGCAAGGCGCTCAGTGGTAAAGAACGTGACTTAGCGATGGATGCCGCCCGTAAGAAGCGGAGTGGAAAAGGAGTGGCCCTTTCTACGAGCTTGTCTCCCTCCCAGAAGCAGATGCAGATTGAGCTAGCCCGACAAGCGAAGAAGCCTGTCCACAAGGTCCATAACGCCGAAGAAGCCGTGGCTCTGGTGTTGAAGGGTGAGAACGTTGAGATTCAAGACACCAAGCATGTGCATACCCTCCTCAAGAAGCTCGGGGAGATGGCGATAGAAGCGAAGAAGAACAAGTCAGAAGCGGCCAATTTCGATCCCTGCACCATTACCGTGAAGGGTGTGAGCTTGTTCTGTTCGGAGAAAATCAAGACCAAAGAATTTCCTCACGGCATTCCTCGTATTGAGATGCCGCAGTTCAAGTCCAAGAACCCCGTCCCGGGGAGTGAAGCGGACAAACTCCCACGGAAGCATGGGGAAGTGGATGCGACCCAAGCGTTTCTGGATCACTTAGAAGCGAGTGGAGTCAAGACCGATCCCAATGGCAAGATGCTCGCTCGGAAGCTGAAGGCCAGTCAAGCCGAGATGGAAGGGGCCAAAGTTGCGGGCATGATGTTGAACCCGGAGTTTAACCCCAAGGTATCGAAGATTACGGTGTCCCGAGATGGCTATGTGGTGGACGGACATCATACATGGGCCGCAGCGATTGGCCGCGATGCCGAAGATGGCAATCTCGATAACGACAAAGAGATGGAAGTTGCGGTCATTGATCTTCCCATGTCGGAGATCTATCTCCTGTCGAAGCAGTGGACAAAGACCTTCGGGTTACCCGCCGCAGGAGTGAAGAAGATGGAGTATCATACCGTGTTAAGGAGAACCTATGCCGCAGCCTGAGAAGCCGAAGCCTGATGTGGGTCTGCCGGGAAAGCCGGGGGATCGTCCGGATGCTGGACGCCCCGGTAAGCCGGGTGAACAGCCTCATCCCGAGCAACCAATTGCACCAACGCCTCCTCCGACGCCGACCCCGCTCCCAGCGGAGCAGCCGCCACCTCCGACGCCCGCGTAAGAGGGAACCATGCTGGTCCTGAAGTCCGATGAACAACAGATCGTCTCGGTGGCACCCGGATACTGGGTGTCATCAGACGGTTGTGTGTGGTCTACACGTCCACTGAACGGGCGAGGACCACTGTTGTCTTGGGACCAGCGTAGAGAGTTGAAACAAACTGTGCAGCCACAGAACCACTATCGAACAGTTGTTATTGATAGGAAGACTGTGGCTGTTCATGCTTTAGTGTTGACTGCGTTTGTTGGTCCATGCCCACCGGGTAAACAATGTCGTCATTTGGATGGAAACAAAGCTAATAACAAGCTGGATAATTTGGTGTGGGGTACCTGTGTTGAGCAGTCTGAGGATCGTGCTAGGCACGGCACCAAGTTGATAGGATCAAAGATTGGAACAGCTAAGCTAACTGAGGTGCAAGTGTTAGAGGCTCGTAGCCTCACACAAATTATGAGCTATCGGACCCTTGCCAAGAAATTTGGAGTGAGCCGGTCTACTATTGCTCATGCGGTATCTCCAACCGGAAATAACTGGAGGCACCTGTGAAAGAAGAATCAAAACTTGTTATCAAATCAGAGGAATTGCAGATAGTGATGGGGGAAGTTTATGCCCCGAATCGCCCTGATGCACAGGGTGAGTACATGACGGCTGTGGAGATTCGGAAGATGGCCCATCAATTCATTCGCTCCGGTAAGATGGGGCAGATTGACTTGATGCATGGGAACAAAGTGGTGAAGGGAGCGAGTGTTGTTGAATCCTTTGTCGCTGAAGACGATGATACGCGCTTCCTTCCCAGTTCATGGGTGATTGGCGTCCATATCCCTGACACGGGCCTGTGGGAGTCCATTAAGAAGGGTGATATCAACGGGTTCAGTATGGAAGCTCTGGTCACCCGTCATGATATGGAAGTCGAGGTAGAGATACCTCCGGTTGTGACCGGGATGACCAGTAAGTCCGAAGATCATCAGCACAAATTCTTCGTCACGTATGATGCGCTTGGGCAATTCAAGGGTGGCATCACCGATACCATAAATGGGCATTTTCATTCCATCGTGGCAGGCACTCATACCCAAGATGCGGCAGGCCATCGGCACCGCTTTTCCTCTGTCGATAACGTCCGCATTGTGAGTTAAAATCATGGCACGAATGAAGTTGAAGCAGTTGCGTGATGCCGACGTTCGGTATATCTCGCTGGTGGATCGAGCCGCCACCCGCATTCCCTTCCGAGTACTGAAGCGTGACAAGGAGAGTAAGATGGGCATTGATCTGACGAAGGTGTTCAAGTCGGATGGCACCGGGAAACCGTATGTTTCGGCCTTGGTGGTCTTTGCCCAGAAAGATGACGCGGCTGGGACGCAGATTCATGACGCGATCAAGGCACACGGTTTCACTACGGAGCGCGTCCAGAAGTCCGACGAAGGTGAAACGCTCGTGTTCGCACAAGCCGCCCAGTCTGGGGAGACTCAGATCGTGCGTCTGAGTGACCAGTTGCTGGTCAACGTGTCTGGCCTGAAGATGCCAGCGGGCTGGATGGGCGAGATGATCGAGAAGCAGGGCTTCTTCCCTGATCTCAACCTTGCGACCGAGGCGTTGTACGAACAGGTCACCATGGTGTCCAAGTCGGAGACGCCACAGGAAGATGCCTCAGCGGTGCTGGGCAGTTACGCCGCGTATCTGGACCAGATGATCATTCTCCCTTCGGCATGCTTCAAGCTGGACGAAGTGATTCGAGAGATCGTTCAGAAGTGCTCGTGTGAGGAAGCGGAGAAGGGTGAAGTCAAGCCGGGAGAAACACCCGCTGAGAATCCCGCCGCCAAGTCCATCAAGGAAGAGTCCGAGGCCGACAAGAAGAAGCGCGTCAAGGACCACCCGCCCGCAGAGATGGCCCCGGTTGACGAGGAAGACGACCAGAAGCCGCCTCCGGATGAAACCTACAAGGCTGAAGTGCTGGCCGCATTGACTGGGCTCAAGGACACCATCACGTCACTGAGCACGAAGGTCGAGGCGGTTGCCACGGAGCAAGGTGAGCAGAAGAAAGTGCTTGACGAGGTAGTCAAGAAGGCTGACACTCTCAACGAGACGTTGGAGTCCACGGTGAGTGCGCCCCCTGTGCCCGCAGATCGTCCGCGCACGGATTCACGGATGCGAGTGGATAAGAGGGACGACGATCCACGGACGGGTAACTTCGATACGGCCTTCCTCCGTCGTCGCCGGTAGGAACCGTTTAGTTCTTTCAACAACGTTTTGAACGAGGAGAGAGTCCATGACGAACGAGGAAGTCATTCGGAAAGCGGATCTCGCACTGAGTGATCTGGAAACGGCAGGCAAACTGAATCCGGAGCAGACCGACCGGTTCATTCGGACGCTGATTGACCAGCCCACGCTGCTGGCCGCTGTCCGAACGGTTGCCATGGGCGCTCCCCAGATGAAGATCAACAAGATCGGCTTCGGGTCGCGCATTCTGCATCCCGCAGTAAGTGCCACCCCACTGCCCGATAACCTCCGGTCGAAGCCTGACCTTGGACAGGTGCAGTTGGAAACCAAGGAAGTCATCGCGGAAGTCAACATTCCGTACGATGTGCTGGAAGACAACATCGAGCGGGGCAACATCAACGTGCCGATGCAGACCGGCGCGGGTGGGTTGCATCAGACCATCGTGGACCTGATTGCGGAACGTGCCGCACTCGACTTGGAAGAACTGGCGATTCAGGGCGACACCACGAACGTGGCCGATCCCTATCTGGCCTTGCAGGACGGCTATCTGAAGATGGCGACTGCCAACGTGGTCAGTGTCGGTGGAGCCTTTGACAAGGCAGCGGTGAAGCAGGCTCTCAAGACCATGCCCACCCGCTATCTCCGGAACCGAGCGGCGATGAGCCACTTCGTCTCGATTGACAACGAGACGGAGATCCGCGATCAGTACGGCGCACGGCAGACGGCACTCGGTGATGCCCAGATTCAGGGCATGCTCCCCGTGTACGTCTACGGGTCGAAGGTGACTCCCGTGGCGCTCATGCTGGGCACCAGCGGCCTGTTCACGGATCCGATGAACCTGATCTTCGGCATCCAGCGCAACATCATGATCGAGTACGACAAGGATATCCGCGCCCGGGTGTTCATCATCGTGCTGACCGCTCGTATCGATTTCCAGATCGAGGAAGCGAACGCGGTGGTGAAGTACACGGGCATCACGGGAAGCCGGTAAGCCTTCTGGTTATGTAATTGCATCACGTATCCCGGGAGGTAGCAACGTGGCCGAAGAAAAGAAATCGTTTGAGAAGAAATTCGAAGAGAAGAAAGAGATCGTCGGGGCGGGAACACCGATGACTCCGGAAGAAGTGCAGGAGAACGAGCGGCAGTTGGAGCGGGAACGGAAAGAGCGGGAAGAGAAACAGCAAGTGGAACGGAATGTTCCTCCTGACTCCGAGATGAACCAGCCGCCCACTCCGTCGCATCCGGAAACCGTTCGATCCGCACGCGCAACAGAGCAGGAAAGCGGCGAGTCCAAGGCAAAGCGCGTGGACACGGCTGACGTCGATCCCGCTGGCGAGAAAGCTCCCGCTGGCTGGGGCAAAGCGCCCAAGGTCTTCGTGATGACCAACGTGGATGGCGAAAAGCTCTACGTCACCCTCAAGCAGTGGGCGAAGTACGGTCAGAAGCTCCGTGCGGCTGGCTGGACGACTCCCGAGTTTGCCGAAGGGGATCCCGGGGGCAACGAGGAGATCCCGCAGAATGTGGACTGGGGGAAGGACTCACCCGAAGAGGCGTTGTACAGCCCGAGCGGTTCTGCCGCCACGATGCCGAAGACGAAGCTCGACACCACGCCTCCGAAGAAGTAACAACCGTTCACCACGGAATTACGAGGGGCCAAGTCACGGCCCCTCATTTTTTGCAACTGATTGCACAGCACAAGGAGTGTGACGAATGGCGCTACGCACTGAGAGACAGAAGACTTCGACTGACGAGACGACCGTCTTGGAACTGGCGCTCTACAAGATCTTCACATGGCAAGACCGGAAGTTTGAAGCAGGCAAGCCCTATCGATTCCGCAACGAAGATGCCATCGTGCTGATGGGCGAACGGGATCATGACCGACCCATCTGGAAGCTGTATCGGCCTCCGGTGGTGCGGCAGTCCACCCAGCCGGTCATCGTGGATGCGACCAGCATACAGCCTACACCTCCCATGAACGAATTCGGTGAGCCTGTCACGCCCAAGGAACAGAAGCGCATCGAGATCGGGGATGACAGCGAGATCTCCGACATTCTAGAACAGGCCGGTTCTGAAGGGGACGTCACGGTCTGACATGCGGCAAATGCCTCTGTTTGTCGATCCGCAGGATGTGATTCTGCGGATGCAGTTGGACAAGACGCTGACCGGCATCGAGGATGTGGTGGCGTCAGGGATTGCTGCTGCCCAATTGCATGTCGAACGGATCATTGACGGGCATCTGGCCAGACGGGCACAGAACTGCGGGTACTTCATAGACGCAGAAGCCTTCTCAGGCATCTCCCCGGGCGGTCTGTACCGTCTAGAGGTACCGAGTGGGTTGGTGCGTCAAGACGTGCCACAGGTCATCACAGCGTCTGACGGAGCCATCTACGGTCCCTTCACAGGCTCCTACGCGGCGGTTGACCAGTCGCTGATGAAGATGGACCACAACCGGGGCTACCTCTACGTGGATGCCCAG